TCAGGCTCGTGGTGGGCGAGTGATGAGATAAGGATCGCGGATGAGGTGTCTGTAGATATGCCGCACTACCTGTGTTCGGACTTGGCGCTATCGGTCAATAGCGGCGACTACTCGGTGCATATCGCCTGTGGGGTAGATGTGGAGCGGAACCTGTACGTGGTGGATGCGTGGCGGGAACGAACAGAGGTGAATCGCACCGCAGATCGCCATTTGGACATGACTGTGACGTACAAGCCACTGGAGGCGCTGATCGATGACGACAACGCCAGTAAGGTATATGTGCAGTTGCTCGCTAGTAAGGCCCGGGAGCGTGGTGTTCCCATCCCCTACAAGGCTATGCCTATCCGTGGTCAGGACAAGGAGACTCGGGCTGCGGCACTCCGGGGCTGGTTCAAGCGGGGGAAGGTATTCCTCAAGCGTGGGGAGTGGAACCGATGGTTGGTCAAGGAACTGTTGTCGTTCCCGAACGCCATGGGTGAGGGAGTGGATGACGGTGTTGATGCGTTGTCCCTGATGGGTAGGCGGTTGGGGTCATTGGCTGCTGCATCGCCTACCCCGGCAGAGAAGCCGCGCCCCAAGTATGCACATGAGGCTACACTATCGGAATTGTGGGAGGACCACGATCACCGTAGCGCGCACAAGAGGAGAGTTTGATGTCATCGTCATATCAAGACAGCACCACCATGGGCACCATCGACAGTTTAGCCAAGCTGGAGAGTACTCCACAAGGTAAGCGTGATCGGTGGGACACCGAGATTCGCATGGCTGAGAAGGAGTTAGACAAGTTCCAGCAGTCTGCTCGCAGGGTGGTCAAGCGGTATATCGATGACCGTGACGCGGTTGAGGTGAATCAGAAGTGGTTCAACATATTCAACACTAACGTGGGCATCATGGAGGCGTCCTTGTATGCCAACATCCCCACAGCGGATGTGAGTCGCAAGTTCTTCCAGATGAATGATGATGTGGCGCGTGTGGCGTCCATGATCCTCCAGCGTGCCATCCAGCAGGACATGAGCGAGCCAGAGTGCGACTTTGACCAAGTGATGCGCCATTGTGTGAGCGACCGGCTTGTGCCTGGGTTGGGTACGGCATGGCTGCGGTTGGAAACTGAAACAGAACAACAAGATACACCCGATGCCGTGGGAATGGATGGGGAACCACTGGAGAAGATCAGTCATCAGGAGGTGGCGATTGACTACGTGTATTGGGAGGATTTCCTCTATTCCCCATGCCGCGTGTGGGCTGAACGACGCTGGGTAGCCCGTAAGGTTCCCATGACCCGCGATGCGCTGATCAAACGGTTCGGTGAGGAGAAGGGTAAGAAGATTTCACTGGACTACGCGCCCAAGAACGCACTGGTCAGCGACAAGAGTACCCCGCAGAACATCGTTCTCAAGCGTGCCTGTATCTATGAGATATGGGACCGGGAGAAGCGTGAGGTCATCTGGTTCAGTAAGGGGTGTGAGGAACTGTTGGATGTCAAGAGTGACCCGCTACAGTTGCCGGAACACTTCGAACCGTGCCCGAAGCCGCTGTTCGCTAACCTCACCACCTCCAACTGTGTGCCGAAGCCCGACTTCGCCATGTTGCAGGATCAGTACAACGAGTTGGATGAGGTTAATAACCGTATCTCCCTGCTGATCATCGCATGTAAGGTGGTGGGGGTCTATGACCGCTCGGCAGACGGCATCCAGCGGATGCTTACTGAGGGTTATGACAATATCCTTATCCCCGTTGATAACTGGGCGATGTTTGCAGAGAAGAACGGAGTCAAGGGACAAGTTGATTGGCTCCCTCTCGACACAGTAGTCCAGTCGCTCCAGCACCTCCAGAACCATCGTGAGGCTATCAAGGCGCAGATTTACGAACTGACCGGTATCAACGACATTGTTCGTGGCAATACCAAGGCCAGCGAAACGCTGGGTGCACAGGAGATCAAGGCCAAGTTCGCCAGTGTTCGCATCCAGCGGTTGCAGGATGAGGTGACGCGTTTCGCAGAGGAAATCCTCCAGATCAAGGCGGAGATTCTGTGTAAGCACTTCGATCCGCTCATCCTTGCAGAGATGGCGAACGTGGAGAACATGCCACCAGAAGATCAACAGTTGGTCCTGCCGGCGCTGGAGCTTCTCAAGGGTCCAGAGGACAAGATGGAGTGGCGTGTCACCATCCAGTCCGATGCGATGGCGATCATCGACTACAACCAGCAGAAGCAGGAGCGCACCGAGTTCCTGACCGCAGTGGCTACGTTCCTGCAATCGGCGGCAACTGTGGGTCAGAACGCTCCCGAACTGATCCCCATGATGGCGAAGCTCTTACAGTTCGGTGTTGCTGGGTTCCGTGTGGGTAAGGAGATTGAGGGGGTGATGGACAAGTTCATCTCCGAAGCCGAGGCGCAGGCTGAAGCGGCTAAGGCTAACCCGCAGCCTGATCCCGAGATGGCGGAGCAGGCTGCTGAACAGGCTGCTGAACAGCAGAAGATACAGATGGAAATGCAGAAGCAGCAAGCCGATATTCAAGCTAAACAGGTTGAGCAACAGAACAGTATGGTAATGGAGTCGCAGAAGATGCAGATGGAGCTACAGTTCATGCAACAGGAACACGCGCTCAAGATGCGACAGATGGAGCAAGAGTTTGCCATGGAGATGCAGATTGAGCAGGCCAAGCTCCAGCAGACTCAGGAGAAAGCTGCTGTGGATTTACAAGTCAATGAGGCTAAAGCAGTCCAGTCTATGCAGCACGCCGAGATGGCTGCGGAGCAGAAATCGAAGGAGAGTGACGATGGCGAAGCGTAGTTTCGTACAGATAAACGGGGTGCTTTATGAACGAGGAATCGATGTCATTCCCGAAGAAGCGACGATGGGGCAGGCTCCTGCAATATTGGGAGATATTGCTGAATTTCGCTCTACTATTGACGGCACTGTTATTAGTAGTCGCAGTGCTTTACGTGACCACTGTAGGAAGCATGACGTGGTTCTTACAGCAGATTTGAAGGGGTTGCCGCCGAAGCGGATATTCAACCCTGATGCACAACCGAGTGCCGCCCATCGAGAGGGCACAAAGCGGACAATCGCTGAAATTATCAACTCTCGAAACTACTAAATAAGGAAAACACATCATGCCACCCTCAATGCGCGAGGCTTTATCAAGTGCTATCGAACAAGCAGAAGTACCCGAAGAAAAGGTTGTTTCCGCTGCGCCGGAGGCTGAAATTGCACCCGTTGAGGCCAGTACTGATATTGCCGCAGCATCGGCAGTCACGGAGGATGAGCCACTACCAGAGTCGAAAGATGAGCCAGTGGTCGAGAAGCCTGCTGACGATAAAGAGGTGGCAGCTAAACCTGATGAAAACAAGTCTGACGTTCCGGCTAAACCCTCCCGCGTGGATCGCCCCCCTTCAAGTTGGAAGGGACAGGCTAAGGGTGAGTGGGCGACTGTTCCCCTAGCAGTTCGCCAGGAGGTTGCGCGCAGAGAAGCGGAAGTGGAGAAGGTACTCCGTGAGGCTGCCCCATTGCGCCAGTTCCAGCAGCAGTTCCAACAGACTGTAGCACCCTACATGGCGCGTATTGAGTCGTACGGTACGCATCCTGTTCAAGCCATTGGGAACTTACTCAAGGCAGATTATTTGCTCTCCAGTGCCCCGAAACAGCAACGGGCACAATTGATGGCGCAATTCATCAAGGACTACGAAGTGGATATTATGGAATTGGACAATGCTTTATCCGGTTCTGCCCAGCCAAACCCCCAAGGGCAACAGTCGGATATTGAGCAGCGCATCATGCAGCAGGTTCAGCAGATGGTTGCCCCGTTCTATCAGCAGCAGGCACAAGCCACTCAACAGATACAACAGAAAGCGGTTACGACTGTTGAGCAGATGGCCGAGGACCATATCAAATACCCCTATTTCAACGAGGTTCGTGCTGACATGGCGGATATTGTTGAGATGATGGCGAAGCGAGGGGTTGACATGACTCTAGAAGATGCTTACGCTAGAGCTATTCGTATCAATCCTGAAGTTTCGTCACAAATGGAACGGCAGACTACGATGCAGAATGCGAATCATCAGCACCAGCAAGCCCAGCGAGCCAAGCTCGCAGCTTCTAGTGTAAGTGGTTCCCCCGCTGCCGGTGGAGGAGGCTCTTTCGTCGGGAACGGTGATCTGCGGAGTACGATTGAAGCAGCATTTGGTGGTGCGCGGTTATGAGTTATTCTCTGCTGCGTACCACAGTTGGGCCGACCAGTCCTAGGTTGGTCAATGAGGAAGCACCTGCAATATACCGTCAGGTACAAGTACCCCAGACGGGAATGAATGGCTCTCCGAGTGAGCCTAGCGAAGCTGACCAGCCCATCGCGGAAAACCCGGAAACAACCTTTTCATTTCCTCGATAGGAGTACTACATCATGGCTTTCCCAAACAGTGCTATTAGCGACATCATCGCTTAACTTGGATCGTTGCTAGATATGCCTCTGTTACCCGACAATGTTTCTTGCGATTCTCTGATGCCGTCAGGTATTGAAGATTCCAAGGGACGTGTAAGCCGGTAACTGGCCTACCATCTATCAAACCCTTCAACGGGACGATGTGATCAACGTGAAAACCATCAGGACAACCGGCGTAGATAGCAAGCAAGTCGTTGGGCTTAACCCAGCGAGGAGTTCTGTCTTTAACGTCTTTTCGCCTGTAGTGTTTTCTGGCGGAGCAGTAGGGATTGGTCGCCCAGTCTTTTCTGCGCCGAGCGTTGAGTTCGTCTTTCCGAATATCGTATCGCGCTTTCTTGAGTGCCTTTCGACGAGCAACGTATTCCGGATTAGTAGCTTCCTGTTCGCGTCTCCACGCGTTCTGGTATTCAGCATACTTCCCGAAGTATTTCGGTGCACGTTGGATAAGTTCTGCCTTCGTGCAGACTCGGCATTTGTGCGAGACGGTAGTCCCCTTCTTGTAGAACTCGGCGCGGAGTTTGTCGATTTCACAAGCAGGGCAGACTTTGGAGGTAAAGGGTTTTGGGCCACGTTTCATAATAGAGACATTATAGCATCAGTGACAGGCGATGTAAAACAGGGTGAAAACGGTGAAAAACCAGATCGGTCAATACCGTGCCAAGCCGCAGCACCTAAAAGGGTTGCGGAAGGTGTAACGACTAGGTTCCGAGCGAAAGCGGTAATGAACCCACGAGCGCCCTGCCCCGTCAATAAAATGATGGGTGATGAGATAGTCTGCTCTGCATGGGAACATGCAGGAGCCCCGGATAAAGAGCCGGGGACGCAAACAACTAGGACCACAATCCAATCGCG